TGAGGCTCGTCTGGTAGCGTTGCAGGTTTCTGGAACCGATCGTGTAGAGCTGCACGCCGTCAGGGCTGAGCATTTCCTTCTCGCGGGCCAGATATTGTTCCAGCCGCTCGCGTTCCTGAGCGAGCTCGGCCTCGATAATGTGCTTCGGTCGTCGTCTCATGCGGTTGCCTCCTTACCAGTCGTCGAAGTAGTTCGACGGCTTTTTGACTCGTCTCTGCTGCGGTGCTGCAGCAGGCTTCGGTTTTTCCCGCTCCGGCAGATTTTTGAGCCTTCGCTCTACGGCTACCATGTCGGGATCTATGATTTTCAGCCCCGCCAGCGCGTAGTTGCGGCAGTCGAGGGCCTCGTTTCTGTTGTGTCCGGGTATCTTTACCCACGCCCACACGTTGCCGCGCTTGGTTTGTGTGAGCTCCAGCTTCTCGCTGAGCAGGCCGGAAAAGTAATAGCTGTCGTAACCGGCGCCCTCGGCGGTTGGAAAGTGGCAGAACTTCGGGCCAGCCTCTTGCACTTTCAGGCTTGACATGATCGTCTCTTTTCCAGCGTCTACGCCGAGAGTGTAGAGCCAGCAGGTCACGCGCTTGTTATCCTTGATCGCCACGCGCTTTGGTGGTGTGACGAACGGGATCCCGTCGCCGCCTTTGCCCTTGATAGCAAAAACGCGCTTGTTTTTGCGTGCCCGGCAGCGTGCGTACACTTCCTGCGTGTAGTGGCCGCCTGAGTCCACGCAGGTGATCGAGAGCCGGAGCCCTCGGCCGTCTGCGAAGCGGTAGACGTGATCCACCACGTCGTCGAGCTGCTGCCATACCTCGTCGGTGTCTGGTTTTCCCATGATGTAGCCCTTTTTTATGCCCCACGTTTCGCCGTAGTGGCCGTGGCCCACGACTTCGTACTCCAGCCGGTTGTCCTGAGTGTCCACCCCGCAGGTGAGCACCAGAACGCCCTCCGGCAGTTCTACCGGTGTTCCGTCGGCGTTTGTTCCGTAGTCCTCACGGCGGGCCAGCATGGTGTCCTCGTCGGCTATGCCGCCGCGATCCTCCCATAGTTCGCCCAGCAGCGTGTTGTAGACTACTTTCAGTTTTTGCGGATCGTCCTTGGCTTGCAGGAATTTGAGCACGATCTTTTCCCATGGTGTCCACGGGGACGAGAAGGCGTTCAGCCAGAACGAGCGCACGCCGGTGGCGTATGCGTCCGGGTTCTCTGCGATCCATTTCGCAGGCTGCCGCCGCATGGTTTCCTCTGTGGAAATGCAGCCGCAGTGAGGGCAGGCCCATGTGATCGGGCCGTTGATTTTGTAAACCTTTTTACCGCGCACCTTCGTGACGCTGTGCTCGAAGTGGATCCGGTCGAATATGATCTCGCCGTACTCGCCGCACTCAGGGCACTGGTGGCACCAGCGTTCCTGCGTGCCTTGGTAGTAGCTGCTTTCAATGTTCGAGGCTCCCTTGATCGTCGGGGTTGATACTTCGACGGCTTTCGCATTGTAGAAGGTAGCCTGACGAGCCTCAGCCAGAGCCCACGGATCGCCCTCTGTTCCGGCACTTACGGCCCAGCGGTCGCGCTCGTCGCCCAGAATGTACCGGGCGGGAGTGGAGGCCAGAGCCGAGGCGCTATTGGATCCGGTGATCGTGAGCATACCGCCGGGGAACGACTTCTGGAGGATCGTGTTCCCGGAGTCTCTGGTTCTCACGTCTGAGACTTTAGCTTTCAGCCGCTTGCTGTCGCGGATCATTGGAGCGATACGCAGGCGTGAGAACTTCCGGGCGTCGTCGAGGGACGGCTGCACAAATAGGATAGAGCCGGGATCTTGGTCGATAATGTAGCCGATAATGTTCAGCTCTAGCTCCGACTTTCCCACCTGAGAGGCCGCCACCATGACGATTTTTTTTATTTTTGGATCAGTAAACGCTTGCATAGGCTCCCGCAGGTATGGCGTTCGTGACGTTCGCCACGGGCCTGCCTCTGCGGAGTTCTCCGGCGACAGGCGGCGGTGTCTGTCGGCCCATTCGTCCACCGTCAGATCTTCGGGCGGTGAAAAATGACGAACGGCCGGGCCTATGGCTGCGTTGATTTTTTTCGCGGCCTTTTTACTCGTCGGCTTCATCAGCGATAATGTCGCTCCAGCCTTCGCGATCCCTCACCCGCCGCTGGTATTCTTCGGGATCGTACTTATAGTTTGCGAGCTGGTTCAGAATCTCGTTGCACTCGGCCCGGATCACTGCCGCGGCCTCGTTGGCGCTTGCCACCTGCACAACGTCCATGGCAAGACGTCCGGGGAGTGCTAGGATCATTGACCGGATAGAGTAAACGAGGTCGTCCATGACGGCGGCCACGTCCTCACTCCGGTGCATTTTTCCCTCCAGCTCTTTGAGCTGCATTTCTGCGATTTTGGCCTTTGACTGTTTGAGATCGGCCTCGGCCCTGAGCTTGTCGGCCTCTGCCTGCACCGTGTCGGCGCTCTTGGCTTCTTTGCCGTTGGCTTTGTTTGATAGGTACCGTATGTACGCTTTCACGGTTGTGAGAAGATCGAACTGGTACGGCTTCGTTGACGCAGCCGGGAGCACGCCCTCCTTCGCAAGCTGCTGGATCCGGCGAGGCGTCAGGTCGAACAACTTCGCGATCACCTCAGAGCTTTGGAGGTTCTGTTTCGTGGTATTTTCGGCCATGGCGTCGCCTCCTTCCTTGGCCTATTGCGAAACGAAACGCCCTGAAAAAATTTTTTTGAAACTAGGCGAGTTTTGGGCTCGCGAGCACCGCAGGGCTTCGGCGGGCCGTGACAGTACCTTCCGGCCTTCGCGGTTTTTTCTCGCGGCTCGACGTGCGAGCCTTTGCTTTGGCTTTTGCTTCGTCGTTCGCTTTGCTTTTGGTTTTGCTTTTGTGTTCGCTTTCTTTCTGTTCGTTTCGTTGTCCTTTGCTTCGTTGCTGTTGGTTCGTTCGCTTTGCTCTTTGCTTTGTGCTTTGCGCTTCGCTTCGGAGCTTGGCGTTTACTTCATAGCTTGTTCAATGTGGTGGTTGAATCGTTCCTCCAGCTTTGTGCTGATCGTTTCCTCGATCGTTTCCTTTGCTCGGCCGCTGATCATCTGGGGGACGGATAATGTTCTGACGGCTTCGATCGGAGTCCGGCCGTCACTGGTGCGCTGGAAGGGGAGAGTGCTCCCACCATTTCCAGAGGCTATGAACGTGCCCGGCGCCATGGAAGCGCGCGCGCCTTTAATGATCGTGGCCTTGACTGTGTACTTCTTAGGCGGTGCCACCATAGCAACGGGAGATCCTCGGCCGGTTGCTATTGCTTGGCCGGGTACCCTTAGCTTTTTGGCCTGCTGTCCGCTTGGCCTTGCTTTTGGTGATTGGTTGAAGTGAGTCGGCGTCAGCGTTCTGCCTTTGTATTCGAGAGTGGCCCCGTCAACTGATACCCCCGCCACTTTTATGTGAGAGGCCCCCTTCTTTGTTTTCGGGCCCGCCTCAGCTATTGCGGCGTTGTCCACTCCATAATGTTGCCGGATCCCTTTCTTCACCCACGCAGGGGCTCGGCTTGTGAAGTCGGAGACTGTTCTCTTGATCGCCGTCTCCCCGCCTTTCTCCAGCTTGTTGAGTTTCTTCACGAGCTCGTCGCCGTTCTTCATGCTGACGGAGAACGCGCCGCTCGTATGCTTGGCAGCGCCGGTATAGAATAGATCGCTCACATAGCTGGCCCCCTTTCAAAAATTTGCACCCCTCCCAGTTCATTTTCCGGGCGGTGCTGTTTGCGTTTTCTGGCATAGGAAAAGCCGCCAGAGGTTCGGTTCCCTCTTGACGGCTCTCGCTATTTTATTATTGTACTCGTGCAGTTATCCCCTTTTATCCCTTTTTATCCCCTTTTGTCCCCGGTCGGTTTTTGGTTGTCCACATTATGACCGACTTTTGCACACAAAAAGCCCACCGTCGGCCGTTTTCTTTGGCTTCGGGTGGGCTTGCTTACTCACTTTTTTGGTTGTTTTCAATCCGGGCCAGCGATTGCAGCGCAGAGCCGTGGATCTTGAAGGTTCTTTTCAGGTACCGCTTTTCGTGCTCGTCGTAGTCTGCTTCCTCTCCGAATATGGTCGTGCTTACGCTCCACCAGTTCTGGTGGTCGAGGTACCGCAGCTCTATGACGGTTCTCTCGTCTGGGTTCTCCAGCTGCTCCACGAGTTCGACGATCTGGGCCCTTATTTCGGCTTCCTCCGCGATCATGCCCCGGATCTTTTCCTCCAGTTCGATCTTGCGCAGAACTTGGCGTTCTTGTTTGCTGCTGCCGTCACCGCCTCCGGCTGGCATACCGGTTAGGTTAGGAGAGGCAGGGGATCCCATAGAGGCGGCCAGAGTTTCCAGCCTCGCGATCTGGTTGTCTATTAAGCGCTGGAAGCCCGCGTAGTGGGCCAGCTTGCTTTTTATCGCGTCCGTTTCCTTCGGTTGTTTTTCTTGTGCCTCCATGGCTTCCACCTCCCTTTGTTTTTGCTATTCCGTGAAAAAATGCTCGTAGTGTTCACGGCCCACTGTTTTGCCCTTCCTGATCAATTCGATCCCCGTCGTCTTTCCGGTGGTCTTTATGTACCGGCGCACGATTACGTCCACGAAGCCGGGTTCCATTTCCATGATGTAGGACGGCTGGCCGACGCTCTCGGCTGCGATCAGTGTCGTGCCTGAGCCTCCGAACGTGTCCAGAACGCCCTCAGCCCACCCGGTATTGTCCAGCAGCTTCTCCAGTATCTCGACGGGCTTCTGTGTCGGGTGCAACTCGTTTCCTGATCGGGTAGCCTCGATCACGTTCCCGTAGCCTTTGTGGTTGTCCCACGCTGGTTTTGTACGGTGTGCAAACATGATGAGCTCGTGCTGGGTTCTCCAGCCCATACCCATGCCCGGCGTTTTCTTATTCCATACGATCATGTTTTTGACGCCGAAGCCGCTTTCCTCCATAACGTCGTAGAGGTATAACCACATACGCCAGTCGGTGAAGGCGTACACCACGGTGCCGGTGAACTGTTTCAGAACTGAGCGCATGAGCTGTTGGTACCCTCGCGTGCTGAGTGTGTCGTTTGCGATCGTCACCTTGATTTCTTTCCCGTTGCTGTCGTAGCGTTTGGTTCCGATACTTCCGGCGCTGCGTCCTGATTCTTGGAAGCCGCCGGAGCAGTACGGTGGATCCGTGAGCAGGATCTCCGGCGTGTTCCCGTCCAGCAGCAGCTCCCGCGCTTTTTCGTCTGTGCTATCTCCGCAGACGACGCGGTGGCGTCCGATGATCCAGAGATCGCCCTTCTGGGTGACTGTTTCCTCCGGCTCCGGCGTTTCCGGTATGTCGTCCGGTTCGTTCAGGTCGTTGTGGAGCGCTTCGGCCAGTCCGGTGACGAGACTCTCCATTTCGTCCTCTGTGTAGCCGGTCAGCTCCACCGGGATCTCCCCGGTGTCAATGTCTGCGAAAATGTCGGCCAGCAGCTTGTTGTCCATGTCGGCCAGCTCCGCGATCCGGTTGTCTGCGATCAGATCGGCGTATTCCTCGGCCTCGTTGGTGTAGTTCTGGTAGTCTACCGGCACGGCTTTGAGCCCTTCCAGCAGGGCAGCAGCGAGGCGGCCGTGTCCCTTCACTATGAAGCCGGAGCGCTTCGACACTGTGATCGGCTGCCTCCACCCGGTCTGTCTGATAATGCGGCCGAGTAGCTGGATCTGTTCGTCCGGGTGCTGGTTCGGGTTCTTCGGGTTCGGTACCAGCTTTGTGACGTCCACGATCTCGTCGTGCGCACAAAATACCGGGATATTATCAGCGACGGCCTTTGGTTGTGCTTCTGTTTTGTAGTCCATTTTTTCCTCCTTCCTCCGGCCAGTGCTCCAGAGCGTAGCGTCTGTCTATTTCTGCCGCGACTCTGTTTCTGAATTGTGCGTCATTCTCTCCGGGGTTTCTTTGCATTTCTAATTGTTCGGCCGCTTTGTCCAGCCCTTCACCGAACAGTGTCGCCGGTTTTCTTGGCGCCCGCTGCACGTTCACCGTGTCCACCGTCCGGGCCGCTTTCAGGATCCGGTGCTTGTACTCCCGGTTCTTTTCTCCCTGCTGGCGTTTTACTCCATAGATCGGGCCGATCTGGTTCAGAGTCAGGCCCTCCATAGCCTCCCTGAGTGCCTTCGCTGTTTTCCAGCGCCTTTTCCATAGGGCGTAGCGTTTCAACGCTTTGGCGATTCCGTTCAGGGCCAGCATGATTGCTAAAGAGAGCAGCAGCACCATGAACGGGATCCAGACGATCGCGAGCGCGACGGCGATCCAGCTCAGGCCGACGCTGCCGCAGCTCTTGGCGATAATGAGAGCGATCCACGCCGCCAGAGAGGCGAGAGTGTAGATCACCCAGATTCCTGCGTAGTTTTTATCGTTGTTTTCCATGTTCTCGCCTCCGTTCTCTTGCCTCTCGGCGTCTGGCAGCACGGTTTCCTCTCGGATCCGTCCGGTTGATCTGCTTGTAGGGCTGCACGAGCCCGGCCTCCAGTGCGCACTTGGTACAGAGCAGCTGCACGCCGTCCTCTCTCTGGAGCTTTTCGGCCTCGGCCGGTTTCCAGCATTTTGCGCCGCATTTCGGGCACTGTACCGGCTGCCAGTCCGGGTGCTTTGCCTGCACGTCCCCGTTCAGGTTCTTGTCGAGCGGCAGGCAGAGGATCCCGCCTTTTTCGCCTTTTTTCCTCGGCGATAGGTCGATCCCGTGAGCGAGCAGCTTCTCGCGTGTTTCGTCCGGCTGTTCTTCCTGCTTTACTTCCAGCACTTCCACCTGATCGAGCGGGAGAGTGAAGGATCCCTGCGGTTCCCACTGCTTTGCCTTCCACGTTTTCGTGAAGTCCTCCAGCGTCTCGTTGCTCAGGCCCGCCTCTGTTTCGGTCTGGTGCATTGTCAGCATGACGGCCTCGTCGTCTGCGTCGTCCCAGCCATAAAGGTGCCAGCTCTCGTGGTTGTCATAGTCCCAGCTGGAGAGGTAGAGCACATGGCCGTCGATCGGCCAGCCCGTCCCTTTTGCTTTTCCGGTGATAATTTTCGGCTGATATGCCATTGTTGTGTCCTCCCTTTTCATAGTGGAGAGCCGGAGCCCTCCCCGTTGTCGCTTATGCAATAATGGTGATCTGTCCGCGGTCTGGAATATCTGCGAGAGCTTCCACGAGGTAGTGCTTCACGTTGTCAACGGCCTGAGACTTCCAGATCCCGCCGTCTGCTGCCACGAGCTTGAAGCTCGGAGCGCCGCCCCTTCCTTCGCCGATTCTGAACACGAACTCGCTCGCTGGCTGCTCTACCTCCAGAAAAGTGCGGTAGGGGATCAG